CCTACGCTATTTGCTTGCAGAACACCCCACTTTTTGAACGTAGAGGAGCGCGGCGCTACATGCGCTTCATAACCTTCAGGCAACTTCATGGAAACACCGAGAGAAATGATCTTGAAATCACCAGCCTTCATTTCTACGCGCTCTGCTGCACGCAGGTCGACCCAGTCACCATGCTGAACGAGTTCCATTTTCTCCAGATCCTTGTTATGATACTTAATCTTGATCTCCATCGTATTCTTCTCCTTTTCTATTTCCGTATAGAGCCTCGCCTTTCTTGGTGCGACGAAGGTTTCTATACTTGTCCCGATACGGACATTTTGTGCTTGTGGTTTTACAGCCGTCGCAATAATGTGTGCTTTGGCCGCGTGCAACGCACTTTCCTTTGCGGCGCATTCTATCACCGTTCCTGTTCACAATATTCTTCTGGCGTGTAATCATCATCAAGCGGTGAGAGTTCGTTATCCTCGGACGGATGGTCATCGTCCCATACAGATAGTTCGCTCCATTCTGGATTTCCGATTCTACTCATACTAATCCCTCCGTAATCGCTATCGCAGTTCCGAATATGCTATGACTGTGACGCTTGTAAATCTCGTATTTTTGTTGCTTGATGAACCTAACCTTGTTTCTCCCGCGTTTGGCAAGTCTGGTCATCGGTAAGCCGAGACGACGCTTCACGTTATTAGGCATCATGAACAGAAGTTCCGATTCAGAAAACTCCGACAACATAATGATTCCGTATGGGTGGCTCAGGTAGTATTTGCAAATTTCCGCTTTTTGACCATACGCCAGCGGATACAATAAATCTTTGTTCCACATAGCGTTTTCGCATGTAAATGTAATTGACTTTCCGCTCGAAGCTGTATACATCATGGCAGTTGCCACTCCTGACGATCAGCGTTCCATTCATAGCAAACGCCGTCGGCACTATGACACTCAAGGAAAAGACCGCCATACATGCGAATATTTTTCGGGTCTGATACGAAGGCAATTGCCTCTGGCTCGTTCTTAAAAGTCTTTACCTTCTTATATGTAGAGTGGCCGTTAGTGATATCGTAGCTACTCTCCTGTAGAACAACGTATTTTGATTTCATAAGAATCAAACTCCTTAACTTATTCTGTAATCCACAACACGAACCATGCGACGATTAACATAACGCACAGTCCGAGCAACCATGGCAACACACGAATAAATATTTCCAGAAAGAATATTAGTCTCGCCATAAAGACTTCCAATGTTATCGCTCCTTAGTTGTAGGATACTTCCTTGCCTTCTTCACGAACTTCCTTTAATACCGGGAATCTTAGCGATAGATTACCATGCGCGTCATGCGTTTCCTCGAAATACTGCACAGTTACTACTCGGCCTAGATAGGAATCTTGGTTTTCCCAGATATGCTGGCGCATACTGTCGCTCAACCCAGAACCAACACCCAGCGGCATTCCTTTATAATCAACGATCAGGGCGCCAAGCGAGCCGCTATACTTGCCACTGCCTTCCTGAAAACCAATGATTTGCAAATCGCAATCCTGCATTACCTTGCATTTCAAAAGGTTATTCGTTCTTTTGTATTCGTATGGCGCATATAACAAGTTAATCATCACACCCTCATGTCCAAGAGCGCGCTGCTGGTCGAGGTGCTTAATTATCATGTTCTCATTATCGCCAGCATAAAGTACCGGCAGATACTTTACATGCCGGTACTTATTAGGGTCAATATAATACGCAAGAAGGTCTCTTCGGAAGGCATATGCAACCATGCAGTTGTTGTTTCTAATCACATCAAACACATGGTAGGCAATGCCACCCTTTAAGCCGTCTCTTCGCACGATCTCGGTCGTCTTTTTATACTGCTCTTTGCTGGGATATTTGTCGCGATCCGCAATGAGCAATTCTCCGTCAAGCATCAGTGTGGTAAATGAGTGTTCATCAGTAAGACGCGAAAGCTCATCCTCAATATCGACCAATCCGTCAATTACTTGTCCCTGTCTGCTGTACAAAACTGGCGCCTTGCCCTTTTGAAGAATTGCAATGCAGCGTATGCCGTCCAACTTTTCGGTGATAGCAAACTGCTTTCCACTAATCGCGTTCTGATGCTCAAAATATTTGTTCGCAAGCATGCACTCAAACAGCGGTACAATTTTCTTATCGAGAGCCTTGTTGATCGTTTTGCCGGTAGCCCCCAGTGTAATAGACTTAGTTACAAATGCGGTGGCAAACTCGCGCAACTCATCATCGCCGATAGAGTTAAGATATGCCTGTACATTGGCAATTACTGTGCTATTGACACGACGGGTGGCGTCAAGCTCTTCGCACAGATCAAGCAGATCTCCATACGTTTTATTGGGTGCGACGTCAACCTGCTTTGAAAGGCTCTTTCCACGAATACCGAACGTGACATATGGGTTGAGTAGCATTACAAGTCCTCTTTTGATGTATGCGTCGGAACACACATCTCTGATAACCGGAAGCTTAGCATTGCCTACAGCATCTTTGATTCTACGGAATGCGCTGTGAAGCGCAAATAGCTTATCCATGAATTACCTCAACTTCATCATTATCTGTCTGGTCAGTATAGCGCCTACAGCATTACCGAAGGTCACAAGCAGTAGGTGCATAAATGAATCTCTGAGGTGCCCTGCAGCCGACAAATAAAACATGTCGGCTACGCAGTGTTCATACCCGCAAAGAATAAAAGTAGGAACACACAACAGGACACCGATAAATGAAAAAACGCTGCGTTCGCTAAGAATCCTATGACTCTCAACAGCAATATACATCAAACAGCCACAAAGCATTGATAAAATTACTGTTTTATGTGTGGTTTGAGTTAGTCGCAAAAGTACCGTTTGTTCGGATAAATGCGTAATCTCGGGCTTTACTGCAGAAATTAGCAACGCGCACAAAACTGTTCCGAGAAGATTTCCGAGCCAAATTATCGCCAGCGGCACGAAATCATCGCCATGGTCGATGTAACCGACCTTCCCAGTGAACAATAGGAGTTTGAATGCACAAATGGTGAACAGTCCAAAGCAAAACAAAAATGCACCAGCGATTTTGCTCTCCACAAGTAAACATGAAACACAGCTAAGTCCGATTACAAAACCAGCAAATAAAGCCGATCCAAATGCTTTCATCCCAAGCTCCTCTCATCGCTCCACAGAATAATACTGCCGTCTGCACGCGATTTTTGAATATCGATAATCCGTTGATTACCACTTCCACGGTAACTTAGCGTGATATCTCTCTGTGCCAGCATAAACGGCCCGTCAACCAGAACGTCACATATCTAAGAGTTCTGACATGACAGCTTCTTCACGCAACTCTTCATAAGTAAACCCGCTATATACCCACACTGTGGCATCCGGCACTTCCCTGCGTAACCTATGTATGAATGGTATAATATCGGAGGCAGAGTACATCGGGTCTCCTCCGCTCAACGTAACGCCGGCAGTAAACGGCGTTTCCTTGATGTACTCAATAATCTGATACTGCAACTCTTCATCAAAATTGCGACCCGCAGAGAAATCATGAGACGCAGGATTGTGACATCCATTGCAATGATGGTTACACCCGCTAAAGAAAATCACAACCCTAACGCCTTCGCCATCAACTATGGATTCGAAGTTGATGCCGACTATCTTTGCCACTATGCTGCCTCGTGTTGTGCGAAGGAGGTGTAATTGCTGTGCTTAACACGATCAAGGCATTCGGCGATTTTACCTTTATTGAATCTGCGGAAATCAGATGTGAGATAACCAGTTACTCTACGCAAACGCTGGATTTCGGTATTACTGCAGCGCGGGCAATGATATTCAATCTCCCCCTGATAACCGCACTTTAGGCAGCTGTCAATCGGAAAATTGAAAGCTAGATACGGAATATCTAGTGACATCGCATAGTCGATGATATCAGAGATGGCACGCTGGTTCTGCATTGCCGCGCTCTCAAGTTCAATATATGTAATGCAACCTGCGGTCGCATACTTGCAGAAAGGCGCCTCAAGCTCCAGCTTTTTGTAGATGGAAACTTTCTGCCATACCGGAACATGATGGCTATTGGTGATATACTCTTTGTCAGTCACATTCGGGATGACGCCAAATTCCTTCCGAAGCGCCTGTGCATATGTTTTACACAGATTCTCTGCAGGAGCGGCATAGCATCCAAAGTTCAGATTATGACGTTCCGAAGCATCTTTCGCCCAATTATAAATATGTTCTACAATCGAGAGAGCAAACTTGTGAACGTCAGCATCCTCAGAATGATCCTTTCCAAACAGGGCTTGGCAGGTTTCTGCAATTCCGATATATCCAATTGCCAAAGTACCGTGCCTCATTGCCTGATATACGCCCTTCATATTTGCTTCTACGTGATCTGCGATTGTGCCATTCTGATACATAAATGTCGCCGCATCAACACTCTGAGCGCAAATATGGTAGAATCTGTCTACGAGCGAGGTTTCCGTCAAACGCAGCACTTCGTCTAGCTCCTGCCAGAAACCATCTAGGTCTGCCACCTGTCGCTGGCCAGTGCAGATGCCGTGATGGATGCCAATTTTCGGCAGATTCATGGTAGTAGGGCATACGTTTCCGCGACCAACCTTGGAATAGCCCATGCCATGACGATCGTAACCGAGCATTGTGCGACATCCCATAGTCGCAATTTCAGTGTCAGGATCACCCTCGGTATACTTATTCTGAGAGAAATCACAGTTGACAAAATTGGGATAGATACGCCTGGACATGGACTTTTCTGCTAGAATACGAAGGTCGTAATTAGGCGTGCCTGGCTTGTCGTTGACGCCCTTCTTATACTTAAAGACAGAAATCGGGAAGATAGACGTCAGGTTGTATTTGCCGATGCCCGCTAGGCTTGCTTCGAGCATCCATTTAGTTACCAAGCGACCTTCGGGTGATGTATCTGTACCAAAGTTGATGGAGGAAAACGGAACTTGAGAACCTGCACGGCTTTCAAGCGTATTCAAGTTGTGGTACAAGCCCTGTGCCGCCTGTCTGCCTTCTTTCTCGGTCAGATCCATGGCGTAATTATAAGCCTTTTCAGAGTATACCTTGTAATCGGAATCTTCGATAGACATTTCCGGATTGAAGCTGTAGTCAATCTCGCGACCTTCCAGATATTTTACTCCGTCCACATAGTGCTTGAAGAAACTTTTCTTGACATATGGCGCAAGATCATAGTCAAGATGCGCCGAAGCTACGCCGCCGAATTGTACCTGACTCTGACACTGGAAAATGACGGCAACAAGCTGACATGCTGTAGAAAAACTATTTGCTGCTCGCACGTCGCCATTGCGCGTAGAGAACCCCTCGCCAAGCAAACGCTTTAGATCTGCAAACAGACAGTTATGACTACCGATATCGTATTCGGACAGATCGTGTAGATACAGTCTGGATTCACGATGAGCCTGAGCAACCTCCGGTCTCACAAACACATTGAGCGCAATCTCTTTGTGCAGGATATTTGCGCTCTCAAATTTCTTACCAGAGAAGCTCCGCTCGTCCACATTTGCATTCGCGTTCTGAACGTCTGTACCGCAAATCACACTTTCGATCTGCTTATTGATGTTGCTATTGCGTTCACGAATGCGACTGCGGTTTTCTCTATATGTAATATACTCCTTGGCGGTAGCTTTGAGCTCGGACTGCATTAGTTTCATTTCAACAATGTCCTGCACCTCTTCAACGCCAAGCACATGCGAAGGAAGATTGGCGATCTCGTCAGCAATTTTATTCACCGCATCCATATCCGTCTCGCCAGACTGAGCCATTGCTTTCTGAATTGCATTAACAATTTTTTGACGACTGAAAGGCACAAGCCTGCCATCGCGCTTTTTAATTTCAGATACCATGATTCCCTCCTACGATTTATTCAGTGAAATTTGTCTTCATCAACTTCATTACTTCCGCTGCAAGCATTGTAATTGTGCCGTCATTCTGGATCACATAATCCGGAACAACATCATTTAGAGCAGTCTCTGACGGATGATTGCGTTGCTCTTCCGTCAAGTTGTTCTCATGCGAACTGCGTTCGATGCGTACATGAGTTACATCGAAACCTTCTTCTTTCAGACGGTTTAGCTCATTCGGGAATCTGCAATCAGGGATAATTACGTAATCCCACTGATCCGGGAAGAGCCGAAGTTCCTGAATAATGAAATCAACCCAGAAGTCGGGCAGCTGCTTTCTGATAACATCCGTGCCAACATATTGCAAGATATGGCGTCCGCGTTCATCTTTGTTACCGTCCCAGCCAAATAGCTGAGCACACATGAACTTGAGCAAATCTGCATAATGAGTAACTAGGACACGTTTGCCGTTACCGTGCAGCCTTTTCTGAATCAAACCGGCTGTCGTATCTTTACCGCTTCGTGCCACACCTGAAATACAAATAATCTTCACGCAGCCACCTTCTTTCCTTGCGCAATAAACATGCGAGCTTCCGCCTTAGTTGGCATCATACCACAACTACGCTTGCCCTCTGGGCACCACAAAAGATGCATACACTGAGGAGTAGCCTCGCGAGCAAATCTCTCATTGTATTTTGCAACTTCATTCTTCATTTTAATTGCCAGTTCCCGAATGAACTCTTGGGCGCGGCTACATAGACGCTTGTGCTCAAAATGAATGAAGGCTTCTGGAGTAAAGCCAATAACAAATTCGGTTTCGGTAGCGCGCGGTAGAACAAAATTAGCATCCTGCACCGCAGATCGTTCATCGCACCCATTTTCAATCAGAGCGTTCTTGATTCGTTCGCGCTCATTGTTGATATGTACCATAAGGTGGTCATAAATTTCTTTCGCAGCCTGGCATTCCTCGATGTATGCAGGGGTTGACCAGGAGAATCCGTCCTTGTCGATGTAGCGGAACGACGCCATGTTCTTCACTACCTGATCTGGGGAAACATCTTTAACGACCTCACTGTAGTCGGCAAAAGAGTAATTGTCCTGAAGTTCGAACGGAACATGGGTTCCCAGTTCGTGTCTCAGACACTGCTCGGCTGTGCCGCGATCGATGCCGCTGATTCTAAACTTGATGTACTCACATCTGCTTCCGCTCATATGGCCGTCTGCCTGACAAGACTTGCCGACACGCTCAGCATACTTTTCAGGCGTGTCATAGCAAATTCGAGCAAATTCACCATGATTCTTATAGAGATTTTCAAGCACCTCGGGATTCAGAATTTCAACCTTCATTGTTATGACTAGCCTCCTTTACGCCGCCAGTTGCACTTTCAAGCAGCTTTCCACAGAAGTAGGTAATCCATGTGATACGCTCTTCTGCGGTCTTGGATGTATCAATTGCCTTGTCATGAATCACCTTACACATCGCGTATGCGCCTTGCGCAACACCAGCAGAATGCTGGCGCTGAAAGCCGCGCTGAAATTGCTGCTTAAACAACAGATCATTATGCTTTTTACTCATTTAGCTACCTCTTTCTGGCCTAACTTCATGCACTGAAACATAGTACATACCCGGTATGTAGTCTGCATAAGCGACCCTATTCTTCTGGAAATAAATTTTGACATTGCTTTGATCCGGTATTGTATACCAGTGATACTTCACGTTTGCGTACTTCGGATCTTTGATTCTATACTCCTGGCCAGGCGCTATACAGAAATGGGCATCATTCGCCTGACCGAGATTAAACTCGACAAACGCACCGTAGTCTCCTACTACGATGCGTCTAAACCCATCACAAATCAACGTGCCGCATACTGTGTACAGCGGTTGGTTTTCATTCTCAGCTAAGAAGTCTGGAGTATTATTTACGAAATACTCACGGTATTGTTTGGAAAGATCGTCAGGCAGTGGCTTATAACCGTACTTCTTCGCTAATAGAGCCTCTATTTTTAATGTGTTCATATGTATATCAGCCAGCTTCTTCCGCGAGCTCATCAATTACTTCGTCGATAGGAATCTCTCCTGCCAACGAATACTCGCCAAGAATCGGTGAAATCTTAAAATCCCGGACTGCCTGATCCAGCATTTTGTCGAAACACCCACAGCAGAATCGAGCCTTTACATGCTCAAGATCATGAGAGGATCCATAGCCAATATAATGTTCAAAGCCGAATTTCTCCTGAAGATCATACTCATCGAGCGGCTTGCCGCACATATTGCACAATGGCTCGTCTTCTTGCTTTGGCTCTTGATGCGCTTCAGATAATTCAAAGATGTCTTCAAATACGAAGCGCAGCTTGCCAACAGTCTTATCAGTATGATAATGACCGCAATACCAGTGTTGATAAACACATATCTCCTCTATGAAATCAAGCCAGTGTTCAGTGCTATTATCTACAGTTGACTGATCGATACCGGGCAGGAACACCTCAGTGGGGATATACTTGAATGGGCAGGTATGAGAAAGAATAACATCAACTTGCTTTCTGCGCACCTGAAGCTCAACTAGACGCTTGGTTGTGATATCGGGCTGCTCGTCTTCAAACCAGCGCATACCCATCCGAATACGATAATGTTTATCGACACTGTATGCGCCGCCAATAACAAGACATTTTTTACCGGCTAGGTCATATATCTGGCCATCATTTGCAAACAAAATATTGGGATATTCTTGTTCGTAGTGCACGATGCCGCCATGGAAATAATCGATTTGATATGTGTCAATATTCCGAGGCCGAATTTCATGGTTGCCATGAATACAAAATAGTGTGATGGGTAGTTCTGAAAGCCGTTGCTTATTGATTGAATCCCTGATATCTCCGAAATAGTTGATGCCGGCATCGCCCAAGATGATTAAGATATCGTCTCGGCTGGTAGTATGCTTGTGGCAAAAACTATAAATACGGTTAAACCCTCCATGGGTATCACCAGTTACGTAAATCATAAGTCCTCCATCAGATCATTGTCTGTCATAATTTTGCGATATCCAGTCATGGTGAAATATTGACCTTCCCTGGTGTAGCTTTTGCAGAATATCACATCGCCCTTTTGGATTGGCTGCTCATTGAACAGTCGGTTGAATACCGTGAATCTGCTTTCGATACCGCTTCCTATCGATTGGGTCAAAATGTTATACCCGAATTGCACACCATCGCGTTTCCTCTTAACCGGGAAAACGTCCTTAACGTATAGCTTTGGGCGGTCTGCTTCGTCTCCGGAAACGTATCCGCTGTACCCCATAGCCTCGGTATAATTCCTAACCTTCGTCAAAACGCCTAAGTCAGGCAAAGCCAGCAACTTGATATGATCTTCACACTCACGAACGATACGTCCAACATCGTGTAGAGCCCAGCTCGCTGATTCCTTGCCGGCTTTTGTTTTACCATCTGCGTATTTCGCAACAACAGTTTCCACATACGAACCCGCGATCCTGTCCTTTTTAATCTGTTTGGCCGAACCTTGCTTAAACAAGTCAAAAATGTAGACAATATTCTCAAGCTCACGTTGATTGCCATAGTCAGAAAAAAAGTCAATATGTATTAGGATGCTCAACTGTCTTGCGTCAACGCACGACTCTTGCTTAATCGCGAATAGCACATCCGAAAAACGATCATAAATTTCTCGGTTAGCAAGTTCGTAAAGACTATCCGCCATCTTATTTCCGAGAAACTTGATTGAAGATAAGCCTTTTGCGATACGCTTCTTCTCAGCATCGCACGAATAATCTCCCTTCGAAGCTCCAAACTTCGGGGACGTGATGCGAATACCATAAAGTTTTGCCAGCAATGTTCCGTTATAGATGTCATCGTCATTTGCTGCATTGTTTAGGAACGCAGTAATGAACTGCACCGGATAATAGTAGCGATAGTACGCACACAAGTAACCTAGCAAACAATAAGCTACAGAGTGGTTATATCCAAACTGGTAACTTGCGCTATCCTCGATGATCTGTAAGAACTCTTTTGCTTCAGCCTCGGCTTCTTCGCGGGGCTTTGGAGATTTTGAGCAGTATCCTTCCAAGATATCTGGCATTGCTGCATCCAATCTATCTTTCTGCTTGCGGCCAATCGCTCGTCTGATGTTGTCTGCTTGCGATCCGCTTAGTCCGCAAATTTCTTGCAAGAACTTAATTGTATCCTCTTGGTAAATCAGGTATCCAAGATTCTCGCTCAGCAGATTATCAATAATTTCAGATGGGTTTTTATGTGGTTTCCTAGCAAGAAGTTCATCTCTATACGAAGCACCAGAGGGACGAATACATGCTGTTACCAGCGACATATCAAAAATACTCTTTGGCTTAAAAGCTTTGAGACAATCAAATGCATATTTACCTTCCATCTGAAAAATGGCACCGGGGGAACGAAGCATATCATCCCATACTGCTTGATCGTTCCAATCAATCTCGTGTGTCTTCGGATATGGGATGCCGATGTAACGGCAGGTATCTCGTATGACCTGCACGGTTTTAAGAACAAGGAAGTCGTATTTCGCCGCTCCGACCTCGTGAAGCTCGTCCATATCCATTACAAGACAACGCTCATTGTCCTTGTCAAATACGCCATACTCCGCATCAAGGTCAATTGGAGAGATGACCATGCCTGCCGGATGAACGCTTTGGGAGATTTTAGTACTGAGCAGACCATCAAAGTAATAAAAAAGCTCCGGATGTTTTTGCCTTGCGGCCTCTGCATCCGAGCTAAATTCTTTTTTGATTCGGTCTACTTTCTTGAGCGTATACGGATTGTCTTCGTCGTACTTATATGAATGCCAGTTAACGCGCTTGACGTTCGGGTCAAAATTACCCGGATGATGCCGCTCTTCCCAGAATTTTCTTAGCGCGCCACCCGCAGCCTCAATTGTTGCAAGCTCGGCAAGCGTTCCATATGACCCGACTCTCGCTGTATGAGATGCGCCAAATCTATTGATAATATGTTGGAAAATTGCCGGGCGGTCTGATTCCACGACGTCAATATCTATGTCACCAATTTCTTCGCGATCTTCGTTACAAAAGCGAGAGAATACTGTATGCCAAGTTTCCGGGTTTAGATCGATGATATCAATTACGTAGGCAACTCTTGAACCGCCGACAGATCCGCGAGCAGTACCAATTGCCATGCCTTGCTCACGACACCAGCCAAGCAACTCAGCCATAGACAACATAAAGCCGTCCATCTGAAGCTTACGGAATACGCGAACCTCTTCTGCGATTGCTTCCCTGAATGCATGTTCCTGCTCGGCAGGAATAACACCTGAACGCAACTTTTCATCCAGTTTGCGAGCTATAAGCTCATCAAATTTTCGAGAGTCTTCCTCGCGTGATCCATACAGGATTGGGTATTTGATGCTCCTGTCTAACTCGAAGTTCTCAATGGATGCGGCCATAACATTCGTGTTCTCTATTGCCTGCAGAATATCTTCTTCTGGCAGCGCACCCTGGGCGATAAACATCTGAAGAAGTTCGTCATATGTTTTCCATGTAAGGTCAAAATCATCTTCATTGCCAAAGGTTTTGTCCTTATACTTCATCAGCGCCTTTCTGCACTCAGCTTTATACGCGGATGAATTGTGGGTGTCTGTTCCCGCGATCAAAGGCTTGCCTATCCTTCTGGACAGCGCAAGCAGCCTGCCGTTGAATGCTTTCTGGTCATCGCTGATGTGAGGTTGCACTTCAAGATAATCATAATGAGATGCAAGCTCCATATAGCGAGGATGAGAATCTTCCAGTTTGTTCAGCGGAGATGCAAGACACGCACTCGTTTTGATGATGTTGTCTGAAATTTGAAGAAACTCATCAAAGCTAATGCGGTTGGTGTAGTAGAAATGATGCTCGTCGCTGGAAAGACCGATAAGTCTGTTGAGTTCGCGTACACCATCCATATTCTTTGCTAGAAGCACTGTATGATAGTTATCACGCACCTTCGGTTCCAGCTGCTCCGTTAGGTAGATTTCTACACCATGGATATATTTGATCCCTCGTTCGTCGCAATATAGTTTTTTACGCACCCAGCCAAGCGGCTTACCGTGTTCCGTAAAAGCTATTGCGGGCATATCCTGTGCTACAGCTGCATCGACGTATTCTTCGAATTTTGAACAGCTATCAACGAGAGAGTAGTCGGTGTGCAAATGGTACACACAGTAATTGCGTTTCGTACTTACACCTCCTTGTCAGTTTTCATTCATAAAACCTAGATTTTATTCGAGAATAATCGAAGAATAACCCGGAAGACCTTCAAAATGATCATTCAATTGCGCAAATACTTCTGGATGATTCTGCTCAAGGTAGTGCAAATACAGGGTGAGATTGTAAATCTGAGCAAGCATATGTTCGTGTTCGTTTACATTCATAATAGACTCCTTATAAAGGAAGCGCTTTGCTTAATCGCAAGCGCTTTCTCTCCTTATTAATTCGATTGTGGATTGCCTGGCGTGTAATAGAGTATTTATCCGCCATTTCCTTGGGCGTCAATTCGCATTGCACCATTTCTACAATGGTTGGCGCAATATGCGAGATGCTATCAATGAGCAGCGGGTCAAGTGCTTCTTGTTCGGTGTCGGAGTTTTCGTCGCCAATTATGTCGAGAAGCTCTACAAACTCATCACTCAGCATGTATGTTTGATTTAGACTCACAGGAACGTCGCCGCAACCACGGCATTTACACATGCGATGCCTGAACTCTTTCGTAATTTCGTTAAGGATACACTTGACTGCATATGTGCTGAACATGACAGAACGATCTGGATCAAACGTGGCCGCTGCCTTACACAGACCCAAAAATCCATCTGACACCATATCTTCGTTCGTGACATACTCGCCGCCAATATATCTTCGAATTGCAGCATAAACTAAGTTGCGATTGTTTTCGGCAAGATTTTTCTGGGCGTCGTTCATGATCACTTTAGTTTCTGCCTCCTGCCATAAAGCGTATTAAACACTTCTTGCCCTTTGTCGACCGGACTGTCCTTATCTTCGAGCAAATTATCAAAGTTCTTGATCCACTCAACGCGAGCATATGAAGCCAAACGCATAATGTGCTCATCCTTGGTAATGTCCACTTCTGCATCAAGCGCAAAAACAATACGCACACCTTTCAAATTCCCAAGCTTAACCAGAAAGTTAAACTGGTTCGGACTTAGGTGAGAGGTTAAAATCGCTGCGGTATTCTTAATTCCCCAGCCATACGCCATCATAACAGACTTTGCGCCTTCGAACAGGATGATCTCTTTTTTACTCATGATATCTTCCTTGTTGTCTGAGAAGCCAAACAGTGTGTCAATGGTGCCGAGGGATTGAAAATACGTGTACTTGCGCATTCTCTTGGCTTTATAATCTGGATCACATGTACGTCCACATACACTGATGATGTCGCCATCATAAGTTTTTACAGGATACACAATGCGGTTATCAAATGCGTCGTATCGAACGCCGAACCTCATCATGGCATCCCATGAAATGCCTTCATCCATCCACAACTTGAGTTTTTCTTTGCGTAACTCAAACCTTTCCATATAATTAGGATCAAGAATTGATGCGCTTGAAACTTTATTGGGACGAGATGTGCTGCGGAATTTTTTCGCTATTCTGGCAGCTTGCATCTTACCGACGGACTTTCCGTCATCAGTGATGTTTGCGTACTTTTTCAGGATATCGATGGCTTTGATCAGATTGACATCATGATAGCGCATAACAAAGTCAAGGAGATTGCCACCGCAACCTGCGCTGAAATCATACCAGAACTTCTTTTCGAGATTCACCGAAAACGAAGGTGTATTTTCATCCTTAAATGGAGAAAGTCCCCACAGTTCACCGCCTCGCTCTTCGAGATCGCAGAACTGTGAAATATATTCTTCCATATCAACTGCGTCAATGATGTCAGAAACTTCCATGAATTACACCTTCCCAGACAAAATGTCGACACATTTGGGAATATGTTTTTCCATCAAGCCGCCATCTGAAAAGCTCGTTTGAACAAAGTGAGGCATGATTCCTTCACGCTCGAAATCCTCAAACTTGTCGTCGTCGAGCACAAGCCACGTTTCTACATCATGCGTGCTCAGCCAAGCCTTAATGCCAAAGCCTCTATTCCATGTATCATCTACGGTCTTGTCAATGATATGCAATCCATATCTTGCAAGCTTGTTGTTTAGATATACCGCATCGTTACCGATCTCATTCGGGTCAGCCGACCACTCCTTCTTCCACGTGGAAGAGAGGACGATGACAGCACCGGTTGCGTCGACTATCTGCTTGAGGACTGCGACCTTATTGTCGTCTACCCCGATAAATCCGTGCGGTGAACGAGATTTTGAATACGCCTCGTTCAGTACACCGTCAACATCAAGAAAAATCACCTTCATATGTATTACCTCTTAGTATGGAGTTGTAGGTATATGTTGCTTCGCTTCTTCATACAGAACTAGATCGCCGTTAAACCTCATATCTATATATTCATCATCTGCGTGCTGTGGGCCGTTTCTATTGAACTTGACATGGAGTTTCTTCGTGCCGCATTCCGGGCCGTCAGCCGCCATCTCTTCGGGCGTCTTGTTCTGCAGCATTACGATAGTTGATGCATTTCTAGCGATCTTTGCGCTATCCGCAAGCCTTCCGCCGGATGTTGCCTGCGCTGCACCGATAGCCGCTATGTTGAGTTCACCAGCCACGCGGTTCTTGATCAGATCAACAAACCCGCCGAGTGACTGGTATGACGCAAAAGCATCTTTGTCGTCTCCACCCTTAAAGTAATCTACAATCAGGACATCAATTCCCTGTGTGTGGTATACTTTTTTGATGGTGGTATAGATACTTTGTTCGTCGAACACAGGCATATATATATGAGTGAAAGCTTTTGTTTTCACCCACTGACGCGCCTCATCTATTTTGACCTTTTCTTCATCTGAGTACCTGCCAGAGCGCACGCGTCTGAACTCAACGCCAGACAAGTGTGACATAAGGCGACATGTAAAAAGACGAGAATTCAATTCGCTGTCCAAATATAGCACCCTGAGTCCGCGCCGCATCAAGTCTACCGCACAATTCAAAAGCAACATACTTTTGCCTTGCTTTTGTTCTGCGCCAAAGATAACAAGCTCACCACGCTCAATCATGACATACGCATTGAGTGTGTTGAACTTAAACGGAATAACGCCGGCGTCACCAGGATTCTGACGCGCCTCGATCTCAGCCCAATACTGGTCAACTACATCCTTATACTGCGGTACCTCGCTGGTTGTAGAGAACTGCATCATTACACCATCGAGGGCGGAATATATTTGCTGCTCAATATTCGACTCGGAGCCGGTCAGACAAAGCCTCTGGCATTCTGAAAGTTTAGCATAGGTGTATCTGCGAAATGCTGCATCCAGCACATTATCTACCAACACCATGTATTCTTTCACCGAGTCTCTAGCAATGTTTTTGGCTACATCAAATAGACCGTTCAGGATTTGAACGGTCAGCATATTCTCGGCAACCTTTTGTGTGTTTGATTTTTTGTTGAGCATGTTCCAAATCATGTACGCATCAACTTTTTCACAGCCACGTTTTGCCAGTTCTCTCACTGCGTAATACGTCCATGCATTTTGTTCGTCCGTAAAATGATTTGGGAGCAGTTGCTCTGAGTAGAATGTGAGCTCGGGCTTCAGAATAACAGATGCTATTACGCCGGCTTCACTCTCTATATTCTTAATATCGTCAACCGTCATACAAATCACCTCGTCTTATGTTCTTGATTATGAGAATTGCCAAACTGCATGGCGTAGTATTCACAATGACCTTGAACTCCACAGAGGTGTTTGCAATGGTAGTAATCCATGTGCGGAGTCCAATGATCCGTAGTAATAATATTTCCCACAGTATTGGCCGCCCATGTTTTTGTTTTTTCCAAGGCTTCCACGGAGAATGGTTCTTGAATCAATTCACCGCTCCGGTAGCAGTTAAACATTAGACATGACGGATACCTACCATACAATTCTTTGACCGGAATGGAATACAGGTATAGCTGGCGAAGGTATGAATCCAATTCTGCATCAGACTTGGTATACTTGCCGCGATTACTCCTGGATTTCAAAGCACGAGCTTTGTTATCACATATCTTGATAATGATATCTGAGTCTCTATCCTGCAAAATCAGGTCAATAAACCCGACAAACGGCAGTTGCCCGACTGAAAATTCTACACGTTTTTCTACGTCCAATATCTTATCAGTAGGCAACTTTGCCGTTTTTAGATATTCCAACCCTTGTCTAAAGTAATTGCGAAATATTGTATAGCTAGGCGCACGTCCTTTGACATTACTTGAAAAATTTGCAAGATAGTACGGGACGAGTTCTTCCTTTTTTAGATGTCCAGTGTAGAATTTTTCCAGCACTTCATGAAAAAAGCTTCCATAGTCAGAGAAAAACATACGAGCTTGTTCATGTGGCTTGATATATGTAAGGAAAAACTTGTACGGACAGCTTTCAAATGTTGTGATTCTCGAATAACTCCATGTCATCCCCGAGGTTATCAGAGAATACACGGTTTAGAACGGGGACTCATCATCCTCGTCGCCTTCGACGGGGTTACCTTTCATTGCGCCGGCAGAACCATCCGGAGTGGCACCGCTGGACGCATACTCGAAGTCAAATACTTTGTAGTTGACGTATTCCTTTTTCTTTTCTGCATCGTATGTATTACTGACATCGATGTCTCCAAGCTGAATACGGTCACGCTCCTTCAGCTTATTTGCTTTTGCGTGTGCAGTACCAATAAATGTACAGAAGCCGGCGAAATCCTGCTCGTACTCTCCGTCCTTATTTTTTCTGCTGATTGACAGTCGCACTTTGGTGAAGTTTCCTTTACCAGATTCGATACCCCATACGGTAGCATAAGCCTTTGGTCTAAAGCCCATAACAAATTCCTCCTATTATAGCTGCGAGTTGAAGCATACAATCGCTCCAACAATTACGATTGATGTGATTACAGCCAAAAGAAATCTGGCTGCACGACGAATTGTTTTAGGCCGCATTGTCTCCACCTCCGCAGATAGGAGCAAGTTCGGCCATCAGTTTGTTGGCCAGATCTGGGTTGGTGATAGCAAAGTAATTGGTACTCGGCTTTCCCTTCTCCTTGGCGTACTTCTTAATAATTGCAGAAATCTTAGGTCGATCCGATTCGTGATCGGCGATATATGCGGTTACCATACCATGAATCTGATCAACAATCGCAGCTGCAACCTCACGATTCTCAGCTTGTTCGGCTTCTTTCTGCATAGAGCGCCAGTTATCGGGATCATCCTCGGACGTAGCAACGTTGAAATACTTCAGCATAAAATATCGCGAGGAATACGACAGACCAGAACCAAATGCTTGGCTTGCATCGCCTTGCTGACCAACCAAAGTCCACGGAACAACAACTCGGTCTTCTGGGTTGTCGTTGTTAACCCAATGCCACTCCATATCTGCGTGGACTAGAATCTCATTGACGTTTTCTGAGACGACCTCGCCGCTCTTGAGGATTTTTGTCTTGACGTAATGATATGGAACTACATTAGTTGTGCCTGCGACGATGTTTGACGACGCGCAGGCGCTGGTGGCGGAGCTGCGCAATCCCTATACCCGGACCATCAGCTTCCGGTGGGCGGATTTCAGCTTTATCGGCCAGCTGACGACTGTGCAGGCCAGATACACCATGTTTTCCACC